ATATCAACTGCCTGAATATGGCCTTGGCCACCTGTCCCAGTGCCTCTGTAAAGTTCTTGGCACCCAGTATGGCATCCGCGAAAGCATCACCAACGCCCCTCTTGAATGTTTCAAATCCCTTGGTCAATAGATCAACACCCTCCTGTACAGGATCAAACTTCTCATACATCTTGTCAAATGTCTCAATGAAAGTGTCTTTAAAGTTCTTGAATGTGACTGTGGCCGCCTTGGTTGTGTTTGAAGTGGATTCAATGGCCTTCTTGAGTTTGTCAGCCTCTTCCTGTGTCTTCTTCAATTCTTTCTGTTTCTCCCTGAGTTGTAGCACAAGGTCATATAATTTTTGACCATACTTGCCAAGCACAACCTCACCTGATTCAATCTTCTCAAGGAATGTTAAATTCATCTCGCCTGAGTTTTCAAGGTCATCATCAAATTCTCCAAATTTGTTTCTGAGACCATTCATCTCAGCCCTTATGTCACCTGCTTCTTTCCTCAATCTTGCCGCGGTACCTTTCATTCCAATCGCTTCTGCGGCTTCTGCCGCCAACTCTTTGGCCCCAGCCAAGGCGTCACCAATGAAGGCATACGCCTCCACAGCATAGTCAACCACATAACCTATGGCCAACACAATTGCCTTGCCTTTTAAACCTAATAATAAAAACCCAATCACACCCAATGACTTGATTGCGGTTGGTAGGCTGTCTGTGGCCCTTAAAATGTTGTTGTATGATTCAGTGAAGAAATGTATCACTGGTTCCATTGCGTCTATGATGTATCCTGAGCCAACAATGGCTGTCTCCGCTGAATTCACTATGCCACCGCCAATACGCTCAGCGGCTTTCTCTATGCTTCCAAATTCTTCTGATAGGGCGTCATTGAGCGTGGCCACTGTTGCTTTTAAAAAATCAAAAGGACCAGCGTCCATCACAAGTGATTGGAAGGTGAACATTTTGTCACCAACCATTGACACCAAACCATCAAAGGTTGAAGCCAATGCCACACTTGCCTGTCCAAACTTGCCATCTGGTCCAAACACCTTCTCAAGTGCTTCCGCTGTCTCTTCCGCTGTGACTGTGACCCCAGCCTTGAAGCCCAATAGGTCCCTGACACCTCTCTCCCTCAAGAGATCAGCGGCAGATATACCAGCACTCAAGGCCCTCTGGATCTGTTCACCAGCGGTCCTGAAGTCAAGTCCTGTGACCGCGGCCACATTACCTGTGAGTTCTAAGTTCTTCCTTAGTTCTTCAGCGTCCTCTGAAACAACAGCAAGTACACCTGATGCCTGTGCTATCTCTTCCAGCGAGAAAGGCACAGTGCCAGCGAATTCCCTTAATTGGTCAAACGCCTTGGCACCCTCCTCCGCTGTTCCAAAAAGGAACTTGAATCTTTGTTGGAGCGTTTCAAGACTCCTCGCCACATTTAGAAAACTCCTACCAACCCTCTGTGCTCCAATGGCCGCGATGGCTCCTGTGGCCAGTTTGGCCGCTGAGCCAAGACCACCCAGGCTGTTCTGTATCCTGATGGTTGAAGCATTCAGTTGGTCAAGTTGCCTGGCACCCTGTACCTGGACCTTGACATTGTAGTTCTCTGTGACCATTTGTCTTTACCTCTTTCTTTGGTTCATAGTCTTCTGGCTCTCTTCCTGTTCAAAAGCCATAAGCCCTGCCCATAATTTTAACTCCAACACAGAAAGTTGTTGTATCTCCTCCAGGCTCTTGTGGAGCCTTGTGGCCAACAACATCAGGAACCTTAACTCTGTGTTGGTTCTGATTCCTTTGCCGCTTCAGCCTGCTCAAGGTTCACTTGGGCGTTGTTCAGCGTTGTGGCTATCCTGGTGAGCACCTTTGGATCTGCCTCATTCAAGAGCATACTCCTGTCAGCCTCCTGAAACATCTTTGACCCATCCTTGTTCCTGGCCTTTGATATGATTGACTGTACCAGGGCTTCAACTATCTCGCCCTTGGCCTGTAATGATATCATCTTGGCCTCATCCTTGAATGAATTGGTCTGTCTGTAGTAGATGTCACAGTCCCATTCTTCCACTGTCATTTTCTTCATCTCGCCACCAATTACTGTGCTGTAATGTTGCTTGATGTTTTTTCTTATATCTGTCATTTAAAAAATCTCCCCTTGTTGGTTCTTGTTGTTTCCCTTGACGCTGGTTTGTAGAAGCCATTTGGTGCCTTCTTACTGTATCCTTTGTCAAGCCTTGCCACATAAGGTTGTTTGTTGGACAATGTGTATGACTGACCAACTCCCTTCCTCTTGTACCAAGAGCGAGCCGCCAACCCTGAACGCTTGGGTGTGAACTTTCTAAGATTAACCAACAGTGTGTTGGCTGTCCTATCCATAAACACCTCAAAGTTCCTGCCCAGGGTTTGGTTGCCCCTTACAGCATTAAAAATGCCTGTTATCATTTACACACTCGCGTATGTTAATGCTCCTGTGCCTTGGAAGGACACAGTGGCTGTGACAGCATCATTTTGGTCTGCTGTCAGGTCATAGCCTGTGATGATTACTTCACCAGTAAATTTCTTTCCTGATACTTCACCACTTGGGTATAACTCAACAGTCGCTGGATCTGATCCAACAGCGGCCGCCAAAGTGTCTTGGGCAGAGTCGCCTGAGTTGAATAGCACATCCATTGTGCCTGTGAATGATGTTTGTCCTGGTAGATATGATTTTGCTTGAGTGCCCATCACTGAAGTCTCAATGATATCTCCCACTTGTGAGATTGAAAATGATCTCACAGAAGCGATAGTTGTAGCAGAGCCTGTCACATCAAACTTTGCCACACCATCTGTTCCTACTATTGTTGCCATAGGTTATTTCTCCTTGTTGGTTGGTTTGATTACTTCCGCTGTGGCTTCTGCTTCTAATATAGTCGCCTTCGCGGGTTCTTCATTGGTTGTTGTTTGGACCTTTTTCACCTTTGTTGGCTTGGGTTTCTCCACCTTGTCTGGTTTTGAAAAAGTCCACCCATCTTTCAAATATTGTTGGACCTTGCGGTTCTCAACAATCTCTGAATTCCCTTGTTTGTCAAATAGTTCTACACTCATTAAGCATTTCCTTTCCTGTAGTGATATGTGATTGTGGCCACAACAGTGACCTCACCAATTGGGGGTTGTCGCTCTATCACCTGTACATTGGTTATCTGTGTGCTCACAATGTGTGTGCCTGTCTCAACTGATGTGATGCTGAGATTTCTCTCAGTCTCAAGTGATTCCTCTATGTTCCTTATGATGTCATTACGCCTGGTGTCTATGCCCTCGCCCCTCACAAAGCATCTGATTGAAACATCCATCACGCCCCTACGCTCATCCATTGATATGTCCTCCCTTGATTCATTGAGAGGCACAACCAGTATGGCTGGGAACTGTGTGATGGCCAACTTCTCAAAATCAAAGAAGTCCCTTGACACCTTGCCAGGTCCTGGGTTGGTCATATTCGCCAACACCTTTTCTAATCTCTTTAAAATATCTTCCCTCGCTGACATTATCTCACCAGTCTGTTAAAGTGGACTGGTGTCTTTTCAGCGTCTTGGATCACAGAATCTTGATTGTAGTCATATTTCACGCCCTGTCTTAGACAAAGGTCAAATTCCTCTTGGAACCTTTCCTTGTAGTATGTCATCTTCTCCCTGTACACATCTGATTCAGGTGTGAAGGTTGATAGGCGTGGGTATATGTAGTATGCCAAACAGTGGAACACAGCGGCCCTCTTCCATTGCGAATCTACCAACAGGTCAAAATTGATGTTAGCGTATGCGGCCCTTGTGATATCATAATCCCTGTATATCGCTCGCGGCCACCACTCAATCTCAATCAATCTATTGATGTCATCATAGGTCTTCTGGTGTAGGTCTTTGAAAGTTGGAATCCCCAGTTCTAAGATGTCTGGTTCATATTCCTTCAGATCTGTGTCTGTAGCATATTGTGCCATTAAATGGTCCTTCCTTGTTTTGTTCCAGTCCTTCTGTGAACAACATTATTTAGTGGAGGCTGGAACTCTTAATGTAGTTGTATAAAAAAAGGGCGATAGTTGCCTACCGCCCTTTGATATACCTGGAGGTTAATCTCTAATCAATATTAGTTGATTGTTGATTCACCTTTTAGTTTAACACCATAAGTGTTTTTTAGGATAGCGTTTCCTCTTGCTGTTGAGCCAACAAATTCTACCGCTCTGGCAGAAACTTGTTCTTGGCTTTTCACAACAATTGGTCTTTTCACTATATGTCCAAAACACATAGGTGAGAAAACCGCTCCAACGCTGTCATTTGCTGAGTCATTAGCAACCGCTGTAGACATAAACATTTTCACATTGTATAATCTACCCATAAATGCTGACTTAGAAAGTAAGTCATTACCTACAGTTGATAAAGCGTTAGCACTTGTTCCAACACCAGCACCCTGTAAAGAGTTAGCGATGTTGTAAGCAACTGATGGATTGATCACACAGTAGTAATCACCATCCGCGTCTGTTGGGGCGTTGTTGTTTCTTAAAGTGTACACTGCCTGTAATACTTTGGCAGGAGTCACTTCAGCACCACCTGTACCCACTACATTGGTTAAGTTGTCAAAGAAACTGAAAGCGTTGCTGTCAATCTTCTCACCAATTGCGGCACCTAACATCTGACCAATGTCAGCGGCAACATCTCTGTTTGACGCTTCTCTTAATAGGTCTGTTAAGTCTGCTCTGGCACCAATCTCAGCCGCTGTAATTGTCACAGTCGCTGGAGTGATTGATTCAGATGAGGTTAGTGCTGTGCCTTCAGTTAAATCTGAAGCACTGATTTCTGGATACACAGGTATCTGTGCTGTTAATCCAGGTGTTCCAGTCATATCAAAGACTTGGAACAGGTCACCAGCGATTGATCTTTCAGATGCTGTGAAAATTGCCTCTTGTAAGACATTTGTCAACAACGCTGACGCTGATGATGTTGTGTTGTTATATGTAGCCATTATATTTCTCCTCTGGTTCTACAAGTTGTTAGTTTAAATGATCTGTCTATTCTTCTTCAGGCGTTCATTTCTTAATTGCTTATAGATCGCTCTGTGTTCTGAATTGTTCAGATCTAATTTACTGATGTCAACTTGTCCAGTACCTGTGGTTGAAGAAGTATTGCTCTGACTACCTGCTCCTTTGGGTCCTGGTTGAGAGAAATGCGGATTCTTGTCCAACCACTCTTTTACCAGTGTATCAACTGTGTAGGGATCTCCAGTTTCAGTGTATTTCACACCACCTTCTTCCCCAACAACTTCTACTTCACCCTTGTCGCTCAATCTCACATTCTTGGCAAGGAGTTCCTTGACCTGTTCTGGAGATATGGCCTTGTACTTGCTGGCGGCACTGATTATAGCACCATCCACCATTTGGCTTTGTAGTCTCTGTTTGAGTGTATTGATCTCACCATCTTTCTTGGAGACAGTTTCCTTCAACACCTTCTCAAAGTTACCTTTCGCCCTCTCAGCCTCAAGTTGTCTTTCCTCTTCAGCCTTGAGCAATTGGTTATACTTCTCAACATCCACCCCTTCCCATTTCTTCATTGCCTGCTTTTCTGCCTTTACTCTGACAGATGCCATAGCGTTGTTGAACTCTTCCGCGGTGTAGGTTTTTGAACTGGTTGATACAGTTTCCTGAGTGGTTTCCTTGTTTTTAGAGTCTGTTTGTGCTTTGGTCTCAGTTGCCTCTGCTTCAGACTGCTGGATGTTAGTCTCTTCCATTTGAGTGCTTCCTTTCATATTGGAATTGTTTTGTTATTTATACACCTATTTAAGGTATAATGTTATATGATTAAGGAATATTGGTTTAGACTACTTCTTCTTGTAAGACTTCTTACCTTTTTTCTTGTTCATCTTCTTTGCGGCCTTCATTGCTCCCCTGCCCGCTCTTGATCTGTATGTTTTCATCTTGCTTCTCCTTGTTTTGTATGTTGTTCACATATTTACGCTTGGGATCCACAGAGTAAAGTGACAACAGTTCCAACTTCCTGGTGTGTGCCAAGGTCTTGACCTTTTGTAGGGCCTTCCTGGCCATAAAGGCACTGTTCTTTGACTTCAACCTCTTACAGTATTTCCACCAGTAGTAGTAGTCCTTCAAGGCGGCCTCAAGTGCCAGGTGTGCTGGTGTGTCAAACAGTTCTATGTGTGTGATTGTGCCCTTGCCCTTCAATGGTCAAACTCCAGTGTGTGTTGCTCCAATGTCTTGAAACTGTTGTTCCTGTCCAAGAACTTGTAGTCCATATGTGTTGGTTGGAACTCCTCCGCCCAGGCTATCACCTTGTGTATGTCAAAGTCCTTACAACTGTAGATGTCAAGGTTCAACAGTCCTGTCTCATTCCAACTGTGCCACGCTATGTGTGATGTCTCAATTATTGTGGTACCTGACCAACCAATGTTGCCTGGCATATCACACCACGCTGTCATAGGTCCAGCCAAAATCTTCATATCTATCAGATCCACCAAATCCTCCAATTTAGCCTTTAGGTCAAAATCCTTGCCTGGTATGCGTTCACACTCTGCCCTGATCAGCAGGTGCTTGTGATCCAATATCATAGGTAATAGTATTCTGTTGGTCTGGTTTTCATTCTGTTGTAGATTGTGGTGACATCAACTGCCAACTGTTCAGCCGCTGTCTTTATCTTTTTATATTCGCCATATGGTGTGTGTATTGATCTACAACCAACATCTCTTGGTCCTCGCTTAGGATTCCTGTCATAGGTATGATCAGCATCTTGTAGATTTCCTGTGTTTGTGGTAATATACACATTGTCAGGATGGTATGGACCCTGATCACCATATCTCGCCATCACAAATGAATCACCCTTATAGTGTCTTGGTTGGTTCTTGTCAACACCATTGTCCAACCACCATTGTCTCCATTGTTCAGGAGTGAACTGCCAATCTATGTTCCTGTATTTGGCACTGAACTTGGCGTTGTGATAACATTTCTTCCAATATGTAGATGTGCCTTTCTTGTATGCTTGTCCCATTACAGTTTGAATCCTTTCTCCCAACTCCTCAGGGCCCAATATGCTGGTGATAGTGTTTTCTGTCCCCTGACCTTTTTGAGCACAGCACCCATCCTGGCATTGAAACTTCTACGCCTGGCTGGATCTTTCCTGCCTATGCTCATACCCTTCTGGCCAAAATTGATCTTGTTGATCTTGCCAGTCTGTTTGTTCTTCACAAACACTTTGAATTTTTTAACATCGCCCCTCATAGGCCTGTTCAACTTAACTGTTCTTCCCTGATACTTTGCCATTTCTCTTCATCATCCTTGTTAGTGTTTTCTTTGATTGGTATTTGGCCACCAATTCCCTTGCCTTCAATCTGATCAAAGCATCCTCAAACTGTTTGGTGTGGGTCTTGCCCTCCAACAGCGTGATGTAGTCTGTCATCAGTTCAAACTTCTCCTCCTTCTCTGAGAGGCCAGTGCCGCCATACTCCATCCAGGTGTCAGCCAGTATCTCAGCCTTAAGATCTATTGTCTTCATTTCTGTTTTGCTTTCTTTGTTGCCTTCTCCCAGAAATCAACCAGCGTGTCCACATTGTTCTTTAGTTGTAGTTTCTTCTCAAGGCTCTTGACCTGTAGTTCAAGGTCCTCCACCCTGTGTGATAGTGTGTTGTGGCTAATGATCAGTTCATCATTCTTCTTGACCAACTTGTTGTGTTTGGTCCTGATGTCTGTGACCATAGTCTCAAGGCCAATCAACCAATCATAGGGATTCCAGTCTAAAGGATTTTTGCTCATACTAAGATTATATATTGAAACACAGCAAAATGTCTATGATTTATTGGTTGTTTTGGTCTAAAAGATCCTGCTTGGCCTGATCAATGTCTGCCTGTGTGATCTCTGGGTGTAGGTCCAACATCTGCTGATCAGTGTAGCCATCCATAATCATCTGCTGTATGTGTGGGCTCCTGTCAGTGGCTGTGGTTGTTGGGTGTTCAAGTTCAACAGCCTCTCCCTCTTCATTCTCCAAGGCCTCAATCTCATCCTCATCCATAATGATCTCCAGTATCTTCCTGTCAATGGCCTTCTTGACCAATGGATCACTTGGTTGTGTCCTTGCGGCCTTCTCCAATAGGTCCATATCCATTGACTTGTCCCTGATGTGGAATGTGTTTGGGTACATAATGTTACCATCAAATGTCAGTCCCTGCCATTCAGCCCATAATCTCCAGATCTGCTCCTCAGCAAGTTCCATCTGCTTGGCCTTCTCAGAAAGTTTGGAATTCAAGAGTGTGAACTCAGCCACCATCGCGGCACCGCTCATCTGTCTTGTCTCAATGGCCCTCAGTGCCCCCATATGTGCCATCCTGTCAATGCTGTCAATGGTTGCCTGTATTGATTTCAGGATGCCATCAATTGACTGTGAGTTTGGCTGAAGCAAGAAAGGCTTAAGGTTCCCATCCAGTTCAGGTGGCATTGTGATGATTGCCCCAGCACCCGCTGAAGCCTCTGTGTCTGATGTCTTCACCAAAGAAGGGTGGTTCTGTAGTCTGATCAACTGCTCAACCTCTGTGGTCTGGTTGGCTATGTAGGCCTGGGCGTCACAGATGTCTCCAATGAAACTGACACCAATGCCCTTCACAGGTGATCTCTGATCATACACAAACACCGCTGGTATCTTGCCCAGTTCATTTGGTATGATGCTTAGGACCTCCTGTCCACCATCACGCTTGGTTGGTGAATACTTCTCAAGTGTGATGTCTTCTTTGGTGTAAGTTCTGACAAAGTAGTCAGATACCTGCCCATACGCTCTCTGCTCAACCTCAAGCAATTTCAAATAACTCAATTGGTAATGTCCTGATGGTAATCTCTCAAACTGCCAGTCAAGGATGTTTGGTGCTGTGAACAGCGTGGCATATGTCCTGATGCCCTGTGCCAACTCCTCAGCCTTTGTGCCAGCGTTTGATTGTGGTCTGTCCAACAGCACACAACAGTGGCCAGCGATTGTTGAATGTATGTTGACCTCCGCCATAAAGGCGTCCCAACTCCTGCCATCAAGGTCAGCGTCCTTGAGGAATGGTTCCAACTCTGGGTTGTTCTTGATGTTTGCGAAATCCCTCTCAGGTTTCTGCCTGAACAGGAATGAATTCATTGTGTGTGTTATGGCCTTGGCGTGGTTGTCCAATGGTGTTGTGACCAATCTCTGGACATACTCTGATTCTGATTCATACACATACCTTGTGAGGTACTTGCCCATCCTGAACTGATGGCCTCCCATATAAGAATTGTAGAGGAACTGCCACCTCTGATAGTGATTGTGGTATTCTGGATGAACACCTATGAGATCATAAAGGCTCGCGAAGTCTTCAGGATCTTGATTTGTAGTGTATATTTGCTGTGCCATATTATGCTACCTTTACCCCCCAAGTTGTTGGTTGTTGTTGTTGCTCAAAGTCTCTCCTCACTGGTTTCAGGAATGAAACGCCATACCCAAGGGCGTCAAGTATGTGATCATACCCTGTGTCCTTCTCAGGTTGTGATGTGCCTGGTTTGTAGATCTGTCTCTCCAAACTCTTTATCAATTTCTTACATCTTGGATGTATTGAAACACTGGTCTCACCAGCACCATTCATCAATGCTGTGTTCACTGAATTGATCCTGTCCCTGATCGCCATATGTTTGTTGTACATCTTTACTATGAAGCCATTGTTTTGTAATATACTTACATCTGTCCTGCCACCAGCGGATGTTTTCCTCGCCTTGGCTGATGGATCTGGATACGCGAACACCTTGGCATTGGGGAACTTGGTAAGGATCTCCTGACACATCTCATCTGTGTTTGATCCATACATCTCAATCTCATCAATGATGTAGAAATGGTTGTCCTTGTACACAAAGCACACCGCTGACATAGGATTGACATTGAAGTCCAATGAACAGTGGATGATTTGTTGTGGTCCATCAAATGTGATGTCCTTGATGTGTTTGGCCCTGTCAAAGGCGTAATAGACCACGCCCTCATAGTTTGAAAATTCTGCTTCATACTCAACCCTGTAGGTCCTTGGGTCAAGGTCCCTCTTGGCTTGGTTTAGTTCATCATCATCAACCCATCCACCCTGTGCTGTGGTGTACTGCCAACTCTGCCATTCTGACTCTGTGGTGTCCTGTCCCCTCTGGAAGAAGTCAAACAGTTGGTTTGATCTGCCTTTTGGTGTGCCACACACAAGGACCCTTGCCTTGTGGTCTGACAGCGTTGGTCTCATAACTTCCCAGGCCTTGGGATCTATGTCTTGGAATTCATCCATAATAAGGATGCCTTTGATGTAGAAACCCCTCAGGGCATCTGGGTTCTCTGATCCCCTTAGGCATATCTTTGAGTTGTTCTTCAATGTTATTGTCAATTCTGCTTCATTCACTTTCTTGATCCAGTTGAGTCTGCCCAGTTGTGTCTTGAGTGGTTCCCAGGCCAAGCCCTTGGCGGCCCTGTATGATCCTGTGAGATACCAACACACTGATTCAGGTTCCTTGGCGTGGTATGCCAGTTCCCTGATGGCCAGTGTTGTTTTCCCCCAACGCCTGCCACACGCCAAAACGCGGAATCTTGCCTTTGACTTTGCTACTTCTGATTGTGGTACTGATAATTTCATTAATTTTTCTCCAAGATGATGTCAAATTCACCACCCATTGCTGTGGCCACTGAGCCCATCTTGCCTCTGAGTTCTATGTCTGTCTTTTCACCAAACACCAAAGGCACTGTGTAATTGATGTCAATCTTGTCACCTGCTGATGTCCATTGTCCCTTGACATTGAATATTTCTGAGTCTGTGTTCTGTTTGGCCAACAGTCTCAGCCTTGAATCCCTGTCTTTCTTTTCCACCGTTGCTGTCACTCTATACAGATATGCTCTGTAGTTTCTTGGCACTGTGTACACACACATCAGGGTCTGTCCAGCACCCGCGGACAGGTAAGCCACTGTGGTGTCTGTGGAATCTGCCTGTGTGTGTATGGCATTGATGGTGTCAACATTGACTGTGCCTGTGTTGGCGGTCAACTGTTCCATCCTGTATACCCTTCTGAATTGTTGTGTGCCCCTGGCTCCACCTATGGTGAGTGTTTCTTGGGTGATGTCCCAATTGGCGTCTAATCCTTGAACAAG